TGTAGGTGATATTGTACATTTCCAAGAAGCAGATGGTTCACAGTATGAAGTTACTGCTGTTTCAACAGACAATCTAACTATTAGACAACTAGATAACCCTAACGGTGGTGGACTAAAATCTGCCTTAACTGCGGCAACTAATGTTCGTAGACGTTGGAAGTTCTATGACTTGTTCGATGCTGCTCCAGGCACATCAACATACGGAACTTCTAAAGGTTGGAGTAACGATGAAATGCACGTTGTTGTGCATGACATGGATGGTGGTATCAGTGGTTTTGATTCAGATGTTGCTGGACAAAGAACTAATGCAGTTCTTGAAGTCTACCCATTTGTATCACAGGCAGCTAGTGCTAAAACACCGCAAGGTGGAAGTAATTTCTACCCTAACGTAATAAACACTGCTTCTAGAATGGTTCGTTGGATGGATCACGATGGTTCATTAACGAATGCTGGTACTAATCTAGCATCTGGTGCTTCGTATGCATCTGCAGCTGGTGACGCTGGAATTATCAATGACAACCTTTTAGGTGGTACAGATGATAACCCAACTATCGGTGAGTTAGATATTGCATATAACCTATTTGCAGATTCAGACACTATTGATATCAACCTTATCATGGCAGGTTCAACACCTGCTGGTACAGATGGTGTAACACACGCAACTATGATTATGGACTTGTGTGAAGCAAGAAAAGACGTAGTTGGATTTATATCTCCTCGTAGAGAAGATGTAGTCGGTGTTGCAACTAGTGCTGCTGCAACAAACAATGTTAAAGGGTTCTTCGATAATCTCGCAAGTTCTTCTTATGCAGTGTTTGACAGTGGTTACAAGTACATGTATGATAAGTATGCAGACGTATACCGTTATGTTCCTATGAATGGTGACATGGCAGGACTTGCTGCGAACACAGACAATGTTGCAGACCCTTGGTTCTCACCAGCGGGTTACAACAGAGGACAAGTTCGTGGTGCAGTTAAACTTGCGTACAACCCAACTAAAGCACAAAGAGATATTCTTTATCCTGCTCGTGTAAACCCTGTTTGCACATTCCCAGGCCAAGGTACAGTTCTCTTTGGTGACAAAACTGCGTTGTCTAGACCAAGTGCATTTGATAGAATCAATGTTCGTAGATTGTTCATTGTTCTTGAGAAAGCAATTGCTACTGCTGCTAAGTTCCAACTGTTTGAATTAAACGATGCGTTTACTCAAGCACAGTTCAAGAACTTGGTTGAACCTTTCCTTCGTGATGTTCAAGGTAGAAGAGGTATTACTGATTTCTCAGTAATTGCCGATGAAACTAACAACACAGGTGAAGTAATCGACAGGAATGAATTTGTCGCTGACATTTACATTAAACCTGCTCGTTCCATCAATTTTATTACACTAAATTTCATCGCCGTAAGAACTGGTGTTGCGTTTAGTGAGGTAGGGGGTTAATCATGGCTAGTATAGACGATTTCAAATCAAACCTTATCGGTGGTGGTGCAAGAGCGAATCAATATCGTGTGATTATGACTACTCCCCCAGCAATTACTACTGGGCTGGACGTTAATCGTGCGAGTTTTCTCGTAAAGGCTACATCATTGCCAGGGCAAACTATTTCTGAAATTGAAGTTCAATTCAGAGGTAGACAACTCTACATGGCGGGCGACAGAACAGTCGAAGCATGGACTACAACGATGATTAACGATACGGACTTTATGGTTCGTAACGCAATGGAGCGTTGGATGAGTGGTATCAATGACCTAGAAACAGGTGTTGGACTTACAAATGTGTCAGATTATACTGCACAATTGAGAGTTGAACAACTTGATAGAGATGATAACATTCTGAAGTCATATGTTCTAAAGAACTGTTGGCCGACAGCAATCACACCGATTGAACTGTCATATGATACCGTAAGTGATATCGAAACATTTGATATTACTTGGAGATACACAAGTTTCTCCGCTAGTGCGGTATAAGTCCTCTTTTTTACCCGACTAAATAGAAGGGTAAAACTTAGGAGAATTATAGTATGGCGGAACTTTTCGGTTTCAGAATTACAAGAGCGAATCAAGATGGGGGAAGTGATAGTTTCACTTCTCCTGTCTCTGATGACGGCACCCTCGACATTGTATCGGGCGGTGGTCATTACGCTTCTGTCCTTGATATGGACGGAAGAGACCGTAATGAAGTTGATTTAATCCGTAGATATAGAGATATTGCACAACAACCAGAGTGTGACAGTGCTATTGAAGATATCGTAAATGAAGCAATTGTAAGTGATGAACGTGACCAATCTGTATCAATATCACTTGACAGACTAGACGTATCCCAAAACATTAAAACAAAAATTCGTGAGGAATTCCATGAAATCCTACACCTATTAGATTTTAATGCAAAAGGACATGATATCTTTAGACGTTGGTATGTTGATGGCAGAATTTATTATCATAAAATTATCGACCCCAAACATCCTCGCAAGGGTATTAAGGAAGTTCGATATATCGACCCTCGCAAAATCAAGAAAGCGAGAGAAACCCAAAAAGACCTTGACAAAAAGACTGGCATGGAAATGGTCAAAGATGTCAAAGACTTTTACCTTTACAATGATAAAGGATGGGAACAAAACGTAGGAACATCTAGTGGAGTCAAGATTACTGCTGACTCTATTACATACTGCCCTTCTGGACTTATTGATATGTCTAAAGGTACAGTATTATCATATCTAAACAAAGCAAT